TTTCATGAACAGCTATCCTCACCGCCTGGACATCGAGCCGCTGATGGTCAGCGTCTACGTCGAACGCGGTCCCGAGATGAAGCAGCTAAGGCGGCCCCTGCTCCGGCTATACGAGGTCGTCGAGGCCGTGTACACGGTGCTGGGCGACGGTCGCAGAGTCGAGGCCGAGGACGCGGACGCCGGAATCTGGCTGGTCCAGTTCACCGACCAAGAGGTGGCCGTCCTGGAAGCCCAGGGCCACATCGAGCTGGCCAAGGGTCCGTTCTGGATCTCGGCCGAGGTTGCATAGAGGGTAAGTAGTCAAGTCAGCCGCTCGCCCCCTGGCAAGGGGCGTATAGGGCGACCTGCAGTGCAGGTGGTGCGGTATCCCCTCGAAGCGAGGCCCCGTCACTAGTCACGGTGACGGGGCCTCTGCTATGCTTGGGGCCATGCCGCTGGGCGTCAGTTCAATGCAGTGGGACCTCAGGATAGCCTGGAATAGCAAGGTATCCTGGGCGTTTTCGCTGTTCCAGCCCGGCGGAATCGTGCCGTATAACCTGACCGGGCACACGTTCGCGTGGGTAATGAAGCTTAACCCGGCCGACGTCAGCCCGCTGATCCTGCTGACCACGGACGGCGGCTTGAGCAGCCCGATCCCGGCCAACGCGGGCACCCTGGTAGAGGTAACCAGTACCGACCTGTCTTCGGTGATCCTGACCCTGTACCCCCCGGCAACCAGCGCGCTGAGCCTGACCAACGCCGGGTTCGGCGGCTTCCACGCTCTGTGGATGGACTACGCCGACGCCCAGCAGGCAACTAACCTGTTCTGGGGTCAGTTCTACGTCGATCCCGCGATTGCGGTGTGACGTGGCCGACCAGCTCCAGCCGATCGGATACATAGCCCCCTCGGACTCCTCCATCATCGAGTCTAACGAGGTCATCGTTACTGGCGATGGAAAGCAAGGTCCGCCGGTCGTTTTTATCGGCCAGAACAACGCCATAGTGATCGTAGCTTCTCAGTGGGTGGCCTGATCCGGCTGTCCATGATACGATTGCTCCAGCTACCTTACGGGAGGTTCAGTGGCGACTACCCAGGACCGGCTGAACGAGTCGGGCCAGGTGTTCTTCACGTTCCCTATCGCCAGAACCAGGAAGCTGGCCAACGGCGACGTCGAGGTGTACGGTCCGTGCACGGACGGATCGGTTGACGAGGACCACCAGCGAGTCGATTCCAGGTGGTCCGGCAAGGCACTGCAAGAGTGGTTTGACAAGGGCGCTAACGTCCGGGTCCAGCACTCACCATTCCTTTACCCGGCGGGCAAGGGCGTGGCGCTGGAAGTCGGCAAGGAGCGCACCCGGGACGGACAGCAGCACTGGGTAAAGGCGCTGGTAGCGCACGAGACCCCGGCGGCTGGTCTGGTCGAGAAGGGTATCCTCCGAGACTTCTCGATCGGCATCCTGGACCCTGTTATCACGTACGGCGATCCGACTGCACCCGGCGGGACGATCTGCGGTGGCCGTATTGGCGAGGTTTCCCTGGTGGACCGGGGGAGCAACAAAAATACCACGTTCCAGATAGTCAAGAGCGTGGGAGGCAGCCCGCAGCTTGTCTGCAAAATGGTCGGAGACCAAGTGACCACAGCAGCCCCACCTAACCCGATTACCCTCCGCCGAGACGCCTACAAGGCCCAGTTCGTCACCAAGCGCAAGAAGAAGGGCGGGGGCAACGTCGATTCAGGCGGTCGTGACGTGTCCGACCTGCCAGCCGATCGGTTCGCCGGTCCCGACGGAACCTTCCCGATCAAGACCAAGGACGACGTGTCCGACGCGGCCAGCCTGGCCCATCACGCCGACGACCCGGGCGCTGTCCGGAGCAAGATTCGCTCGATCGCCCACAGCGCACTAGGGATGAAGGACGAAGAGATGCCGCCCAGCCTCCAGGCCACCAAGGCGGCCGACGACGAGTGCAAGACCTGCCACGGCAAGGGCACGATCCTCGAAGGCAACCGGGACTGCCCCGACTGCAACGGTCCCAAGGGAGCCGACAAGACCGTGAAGCTGGGCAAGGGCGGCAGTGCCGAGGATGCCGGGCAGGACGAGCCGGAAGACAGCGGCGCTGGCGGCGAGACGATCGCTGAGTACAACCAGGACGGCGACGGCGACGGCAACGACAACGACGGCAAGGGCGACAAGGCCAACAAGAAGCGTAAGGGCGGCAGGGCCCTGCGCAAGGCGGTCCTCAAGTACCAGCGCGCCGAGCTGACCAAGGGCGGCAACAATGGCGGCCGGACCCCGGCGGATGTCGAGGGGCACGCGGATACGGACGCGGCCGAGAGCGGGTTCTCCTCGGCCAAGGATAAGACAATGGAACCGGCGGGCAAGCACCGGGAACCGGACGGCGCTGACGCCGAGGACTTCGAGGAAGACGCCGGGATGCACACGGACGGCGACGAGGGCGACTCCGGGGACAGCGTTCCCGGCCAGGACTGGTCCGCCAACAAGTCGGCCCCGTCGTACGGCATGAGGCGGCTCCACGACGCGACCTGCCCGGCCTACCGGTGGGGCATGGTCCGCAAGTCCTACGGCCTGCCACGGGACGTGGGGGCCGCGATTCCGGTACGGGAAATCGAGTCGCTGGCGATGGAGGCCATCGTCAAGGGGCACGCCGCTGAGGCCGAGTATTTCACCGGGATGCTCCGCACGGCGGCTACTATCCAGGAACTCGGACCGGACGTGCTGCTCGACGCCCGGAAGGCGCTTCCGGCGATGTTCCCGGATACCCACCCCCACCAGCAGACCGACGTACGCCCCACGCAGTTCACGAGGGGCTACCTGGGGGCGGGACGACCCACTCTGACGGCGGGCAGCGAGGCCGGGCACTCGTCCCTGCCCAGCGCGGTCGTCCACGAGGTGTCCGCGAACGACTTCCAGCGCGGCTTCATCTCGGCCGGGCACTCCTCGATGAGTCCGGACGGCGGCACCCAGGCACGAGCCGGGACCGCCGCGTTCGGTCAGGCTACGAACACGCTGGCCCAGATGCACCAGCGGGTAGCGATGCTCTGGCCGGACATGTGCCCGATCAGTCCCGAGCTGCGCGACTACACGATGGGCGAGGGCAATACCGGCATCAGGCCAGGTGCCACCCTCACTACCCCCAAGGCTCCGGGCGAGGCCGCCAACAAGGCCGCCCCGGAAGAGACCAGGACTGAAGCCAAGCTTCGGAAGAAGCTGGCTAAGTCCGTGGCGTCCAACAGGGCGCTACAAGAGGAGGTGGACCTCCTAGGTTCCCTCCCTGATCCGGAACACGCCCCTTACCGGGGCCTGCCCGTGCTGGACGGTCCGGTGGACCGCGATAGCTACGTCGGTAAGTCGGTCGGCGCTGGTAGCTTCGACCCCGAATCCGGCGACGACGCTGAGTTCCTTGAGTACATGAACGGACTGGCAGCTACCGGAGACCCCCGGCTGCGGCTTGCCGCAACCAAGGCGATCCGGACGCTGATCACCAAGTAAGGGAGCTTTGACGTGGCTAGCACGATCACCCGGCCGCAGAACGCGGTCGATTCCGCCGACGCCGAACTGCTTGGCAACATCGGCAACTACGGCCGGGCGTCCGACGCCCTGGGCGAGAAGATGCATCAGGCCGTGAAGGGAGCCGGTTTCGCCGGTTACGGCCGGGGCACCTACGACCGGATCAACAAGAACTACGTGTCCGGGATCGCGCCGATGGACGACGCCGACCCCGAGACGTTCCGCCTGGCGTTCGCGGCGACGAAGGCGCTCCGCAAGTCGGTGCGCAGTTCGTTCCAGAACCCCAAGAAGGTCATGAAGGGGATGAACCCGAACTTCACGTCTCAGTTCGGTTCCTTCATGGCGGCGATGGACGCCCCGTCCGCCAACAGCGCGTGGATGACCAACCTGTTCCAGCAGGTCGAGCAGGCGCTGGGCGAGCTGGGCAAGAACATCAACCTGACGGTCCCCCTCACCGCGTCGACCCAGGGCCTGGTGCCCTACGACCTGGTGAACCCGTCGCGGCTGATCTACCCGGTCTACTCGCCGTTCCGCAACAAGCTGCCGCGCGTCCAGGGCCAGGGCACCTCCCGCCGGGTCAACGTCGTGACCGGCATCTCCGGATCGCAGACCGGCGGCGGCACCGGCGGCGGTACCGGATCGGTCGTGGACATCTCGCTCGCGGACGTTCCCAACGCCTCGATGCAGATGCCCGGCGGCACGTTCCCGGTCAACATGCCCGTCACGGGCGTGCAGTCCGCCGTGCCGATCAACATCCCCTACCAGTTCTTCGGGATGTCGGAGGCCCTGTCCTGGCTCAGCCAGTTCGCGGGCCAGGGCTACGAGGACATCTCGGCCCTTGCCAACCTGATCCTCCTGCAGCAGTTCATGCTGATGGAGGAGTACCAGATGATCGCGGGCAACACGTCGGTGATCGCGGCTCCGGTGTCCGCCCCGACCCTGACGCTCCGCACGGCCGGTTCGAACGAGGTCGGCCTGCCGTCCAGCACCCACTTCGGCGTGGGCATCACTGCGGTCAACTACTGGGGCGAGACGGTCGGCGTTTACTCGTCCGACCTGGGCGCGGTGGGCGCTGGCTCCGTGGTGGACGTCCTGATCCCGCAGAACCTGCCGCCGGGTGCCAACAACTGGAACGTCTACGTTGAGAACACGACCGCGACGGTCTCCGCCGCAACCGTGTTCTTCTACTCGGTGGTCGGCGGGTCCCGGATCACGATCCAGGGACCGACCGTCCCCGCCACGGGTCACCAGCCGCCCACGGTGGACTCTGGGACCGCCGGGGCCAACCGGATGCTGGGGATCATCCCCACGCTCACGGGAGCCGCCTCGACGGGCGGTAGCAACTACCCGACCGGCGTGGGCTGGCAGGCTGGCTACTACCAGCCGCAGGTGAACACCCACCTGTCGATCCCGACCCTGAACAACATGCTGAACGGGCTGTGGAACGGATCGAACCAGTTCGGCACCGGCTTCGGCGCGTTCAAGGCCAGCCCGACCGAGCTGGTCGGCAACTCGACCGACATCATGAACCTGTCGAACGACATCGTGCAGTCGGGCCAGGCCAACAACTACCAGCTCATGATCGAGCAGAGCGCGGTGGCGAACGTCATCGCCGGGGCTGCGGTCAGCCAGTACGTGAACCCGTTCACCCGCGACATCCTGAAGCTGCTGGTCCACCCGTGGTGGCCGCAGGGGACCGTCGCGGCGATGAGCTACACCGTTCCCTACTCCTGGTCGAACGTCAGCAACATCTGGGAGATGGTCCTGGTCCAGGACTACCTCTCGGTGTCGTGGCCGGTCATCGACCCGACGTTCCGCTACTCGATGTTCATGTACGGCGCGATGCTCTGCAACGCTCCGATGTACTGCGGCGTCCTCACCGGCCTGCAGGCCCACGACACCACGCCGTACAGCTAGTTCCCGGAGGCCGGGCGGTCACTGTGCCGTCCGCCCGGCCTTCGGCCCAGGCAGGAGGATCAGCAAGTGTCCGACAACCTGAACATCCAGGTCAACCTGGCACCCGTGGCTGTCCGCCTGCCCAGCGGCGCAGCGGAAAACCAGGTCATCACCAACCAGGGACCCGTTACAGTGTTCCTGGAAGGTGTAGCCAACAACGTCATCACCGCCGTGGGGTCCTCGACCGTGGTCACTCCCGGGATTCCGTTCCCTCCGGGGTCCAAGCTGCGGCTGATCAGGAACGGCGCGAACGTCTTCGCGAACACGGTCGCGCAGGGCGTCTCGATCGCGTCTCCCCCGGCGGTCCCGGCAACTGGGGTCAACGCCACCAACACCACGGGCGGCCCGGTTGCCGTTACGATCGTCGGCGGCACGGTTACCCAGGTAGCAGTTAACGGCGCGACGATCCTGGCGGGCACCTCCCTGGCAGGTTCCGTGGTGGCGGTCCCGGCGGGCGGAACGATCAACGTTACCTACTCGGCAGCGCCGACCTGGACCTGGAAGACGGGACTCCCGACGAACCTGGTCCTGCAGGCAGGGGTCGAGAACACGTGAGCCTGAACTTCGGATCGGCCTCGGTAGGCACCTCCGCAGCGGCTCTTCCGGCCTCCCTGAGTGCGGTGTCCCCCGGATCCCTCACGCTATACAACGCGGGTCCCAACGCCATTACGATCGGCCCCTCCGGGGTCACGGCGGGGCAGGTCGGGCCAGGGATCGCTACGATCGGTCCCGGCAACTCGGTCCCGATGCCGCTGGTGGCGGGATTCGCCCCCAACGGCAAGCTGTTCGCGGTGGCCGCGACCGGCGCATCCATCCTGAACTGGTTCAACGGAACGGCGGTTAACTGATGGCTTCGCTTATCATCGACGACCTGGACAATGCGGTCAACGGCTTCGGTACGCCGGTTGACCTGTTCAGCCAGCTTGGTATCGCTACCGGTCCGGCGATCACTCCGGTGGCCCGTGGCGCGGTGGTCTCCGAGTCCGGCGTGACCGCCGGGGCGGTTGCCCTTCAGCCCGGTACCGCCGGTCCCACCGGAGTCGTCTGGGGGACCGCAGCCACGCCGACCGCCGTCCCCACCAACACGGGCGGAGGCGCAGCCCTGAACACCGTAGGAGTGGCCGGAACGACCCACGTCCGGGCGCTGGTTACGACTCCCGTGGCGGGCGGCAAGGCCACCGTCGTTATTACCAAGTAGCCAGCCGGGCAACCGGCAGAGTACCCTGTCCCCATGAGCACAGGTGCTACGGCTATCTCGGCCCCGGGCGGTTGCGACTCCATCAAGATGGAGTCGGACGGCAGTGTCTTTCGTACCCACGGCGGCGTGATCGACGTCCCCGACGAGTACTCATCGGAACTGAGGGCTAGCAACGCGGTAAGGAACGGCATCCTGAGCATGGGCCGGGCCTTCACGATCGGCACCAAGGTGGGCATGGTCTGCAGCGAGGGCTGCAGTCAGCGAGTGTGGCAAGCCTGGACTAAGCAGTGCCCGGGTTGCCACGCACCAACACGAGCAGCCTGAGGAGGCGAGGGAGCGGCCCTACGGTCCCCTCCCGCACGGTATGACGCTTTTCGCTCGCCAGGACATCCTGGCCCATCAGAGCACCAACACCGGCCACACTCACCGCCGTCCGGCCAAGAAGGACGGCACCCCGGTCCCGGTCTGGGGGATCGACTGCCCCGACTGTGAGGCCGAGCTGGAAGGCCACCCTGCGTGGGCGAGGAGCCGGTACAAGATCCCGCTGACGCCGGACGAGCAGGAGGAAGCCGCCCTGGCCCAGGCCGCTGCCGAGCAGGCAATGCACCAGCAGCAGCTCATGCTGGCCCAGCACGCCACGATCCAGCAGATGGCGGCCAGGAACGCGGCTCCGCAGGTGGCCGACGAAGACTTCGCGATCTCGACCGGCGACGACTCCGGCGAGGACGGCGGCGACGATCCTGCTGTCACAGACGTGGAGGGCGCGGATTATTCGGCCATGACCAAGAACGACCTCAAGGAGCTGGCCCGCGATCGCGGGCTGGTGCTGTCCGGGACCCGCGAGGACCTCCTCGCGCGGCACCTGGAGCACGACCAGAAGGGCACAGACGAATGACCACTCCCAACAAGCCAGAAGCACCGGTAACGCCCCGCCACGTCGGGTTCGTGACGTGGGTGGAGGAGCACGCCATTCCCGGCATGAGGGAAGCGGCGATCGACGCGGAGAAGGCCCGGAAGGCGCTTCCGCTGATCCTGGAGTTCCTGCCCAAGCTGACCGCCCTAGCCAGCAAGGACCCCGCGCTGGCGGCCAAGCTGGGTCCGCTGCTGGCCGAGGCCGAGCAGATCCTCACGGTCGTCTCGGCCCTGTAGTACCCGACCTTTGACAGGGGTTACGCATGGCGCTGATGACCGGACCTGGAACGCCATACGTAACCCCTGAGGTCCTGGTAAGCGCTCCGACCGGAATCGACTGGACTACGATCCCGAACCGGCAGGCCGGTCCCCGCGAGCAGGCCGCTGAGCAGGCCAACATCTGTCTCCGGGCTACCGGCCTGATCGAGGGCATAACCAACCAGGTACTGCGCGCCACCCTGGATACCGAGTATTTCAGCGGTCCGGACTGGAATGTCACGGTGTCGAACAGCACCGGAGTCGGCCGGGTCCTGATGAGCCGGTGGCCGATTCTGCAGATCGTCAGCGGCATGGTTTCCCCGTCGTTCGCGTTCCCACGTGCGTGGCAGCAGATCGCGGCTAACCAGATGGATATCGACAAGCCGCCTATCGGCCTGTTCGGAGCGGCCCAGGCTGCCGACGTTCCGGACGGCGGCCAGCACATCCTCCTGGCTCCGGGCCTGGTCAACTGGAGCCTAGGCCGCCGGGGCTTCCGTTACTCGTTTATCTACGTCAACGGCTGGCCGCACACGTCGCTCCTGGCCAAGGCTACCGCGACTTCCACCACGATTCAGGTGGACGACTGCACGGGCTGGGCACCCAGCGTCTACGACCCGGTAAGCTCGACCGAGGGCGCGACCGGGATCTTCTACGACGGATACCGGCAAGAGGTGGCCCAGGTGTCCGCAGCTAGCGCCGTAAGCGGTCCCGGGACCCTGACGCTCAACTCTCCCCTAGTGTGGGACCACGACCCGGGCGTGCTGTTCACGGCAATGTCCCGGTCGGTCATGAACGCCACTATCGACATGTGCTCCTCGATCGCCCTGGAGCGCGGTGCCTCGGCAACCGTAGTGCAATCGGTCAGCGGTGGTGGCGGCAACTCTGGCGGTCCGATCGGCGTAACTGAACTCCGCAAGCTGGCCGCAGATGCGGTCCGGACTTACGCCCGGGTGATCTAGATGCCGGTCTCCTCCACCCTGTCCCACGTGAACAGCCTGCTCGACAAGACAGCGATCCCGGGCAGTTCCGGCCGGTACCTTGAGTCGTTCATCGCCCCGCCGGACCCAGAGGAGAACACGCGGAATCCGCATACGTACGTCTGGGCCTCCAGGGGTCCGGAGAATCGCAACAGCGGCAAGCGGAATCCGCCCCCCGTGGGCGCTCCGCTGTACCGGCCCCGGCCTCAGGCCGGGTGGAAGATACTGAAGCACACAGTCGAGGTCTACATTACCTGGTTCAACGACAACACCGACCCGCAGATCAACGCCTCGTTTCCTCTGGTGATCGACCTGGTGATGGACATCCTGCGGTGCTGCCAGATGCCGATGGTTATTATCGACCCGGCCACCGGGATCAACTGCCAGCTAATCAACCTGGGCGAGGTCCTGAGCTACGAGTACGTACCGGTCCGCTCGACCGCCAGCCAGCGGCTGCAGCGAAACGACGCCCTGATCACCGCACCAGTCGAGGAATGGATACAAGCGTTATGGCAGAGTACCAGTACACCGGGCACGATAAGCGAGTCTGGCCGGGGCACCCCCACCCGGAACAGGACGGCGTTCTCGTTGCCGACCCAGACGAGATTGTGGACTTCGGAGAGGCACTGCCACCGGCTGACGGGAGCTGGTACGATGTCTCCAGCGGGGACCAGTACACGGGCGCTCCGCCACCCGACGTGGAAGCCGACGAGCACGACGCTGACCTGGGCACGGGGAACGCGGCGGAAGACCAGGAGGACTAGATGCCACCGGCCGTCCCAAGCACCGTTTTCCCGACCCAGGAACGGTTCGTCAACTGTGCCCGCGAGCTAATCCCCGGGACGGTCCCTGCCACGTCCGGCCAGTCTTACCCGGTCGTGGGGTTCGATCCCGAGGACAAGCCGATGTGGCTGCCCGACGAGTCCCTGCGCGGGGCGATGGGCGACATCTACGACTTCCTCCAGGGTCCGCTGATCTCCGACACCACGATTCCGGCCAGCCCGCTTTACGTGGACATGATCGGCCATCCGCTGGCGAACGTCCTGGGCGACTACACACAGTCGGCCCCGGCGGCTACGCCGAACACGACCACCACGGCCACGGCTGCGGCGGGGGCCACCACGCTGACGGTCACGTCCGGCACCTCGTTCACGGTCGGCATGCAGATTCAGGTGTTTGCCGCCGGATCGACCGGCCCGGCCGAGATCGTCAAGGTCCTGTCCGGAGCCGCGACCACGATTACCCTGGACCCGACCACGCCGCTCCGGATCAACCACGCGTCCGGTGCGACGGTAACCAATACTACGGTCGCAGCGGGGACTTACTCACACGTGTTCACGGTGCTAAACAGCACCCTGGTCGGCGCTGGTATCTTCACCAACTTCGGCCAGCCCCCGACTCACACGTACACCGACCGGACCCAGGTTCCGGCCACGGGTCTGGCCCGCCAGTACGCCTACGCGCGGCACTCGAACGTGACCCTGACGGGCAACGCCGAGAAGCTGCTCATGTGGAACGGGCAGTTCACCAGCTACGTCGGCCAGATCGCGGCCACCCCGCCCTCGGCCAGCTTCTCTACGGTCCGGGCGATGCCTGCCTGGTCCACCACGACCAACCTGGCCACTACCGGGTCGCTGTCTCAGGTGTTCAACATCACCGAGTGGGCGATCACGTTCAATCGGCAGGTCGAGCCATTCTTCCCCAACGACAACTCCCAGAACCCGTACGTGATCGGCGCGGGCAAGATCGGAATCACCGGCAAGCTGACGTTCAGCCCGGCCACCGATGAGACCGCCCTGCTGTACCTGCTGAACAACACCCAGCCGCAGTTCCAGGTCATAGTGACCAACGGGCTGGCGACGTCGGCTCCGGCCTACCAGGCGGTCCAGGTGGACATCCTGCTCGCGGACTACGACACCTCCAAGATCAACAGCGGCAAGAGCCTGTTCGGCTACGACGTCACTTTCAAGACCACCCACACCGCGCTGGCCAGGAACTCGGTCACGCCGACCGGCTGGTCCGGCGGATACAGCGCGGTGAAGGTTACGGTCAACAACGCAGTTCCCATCTTCTAGCGCGTGGAAAGGGCACAGACCATGCACACCGACCTTGCCTCAGGGCACTACATCGATATCACTCCGCTGGCCGGGCTGAAGGCCAAGCACAAGGACGCCTACGAGGGCGCTCCGAAGCTGTTCATCTCGTTCAAGGAAGACGGCACGCCGGACCTGTCCAACATGCCGGTGTCGATGTCGATCGCCAAGGTCCAGAAGTACGCCCTGTTCGCCACCCTGCTGACCGACTGGTCGTTCACTACGGACGACGGGTCAACCAAGCTGCCGGTCCCGCACTGGACCGGCGAGTCGATCGACGACCTAGAGTCGTTCGGTGAGATTCCGATCGACGACATGAACGAGATCGACGACCTCCTGGAGCCGTACCTGGCCAAGGTCAGACGCAAGCCGGACCCTACCAGGACGACTACGGCAAGCTCTACCGCTACCTGAAAGGAGACAGCAGCACCCTACCGGAGGGCCTCTCCTCGGCCGGACTGCGGGACATCTTCTTCCTGACGCAATACGGACTTACTCCGGACGGAGGTAGGGGACGAGCGGACCTGCCGCTAGAGGTTGAGACCTGGATTATGGCGGTCGAGATCTGCATGAACCGGATAAGAAGGGAGGCTAACGAGCCGAAATGACACCGGCCGAACTTCCCGCCTATCTGGCCGCTCTCCGGGCGCGGATCGAGAGCGAAGGTCCCCCACGGGTAGCGAACGATATGGCTACCACGTTCCTGCGCGAGGTGTCCGACGTCGATCTGGTCCGCTACTCGCACCAGCGGCTGACTCGTACGCCGTCCCCGCCGGGGGAGCCTCCCGCCCTCATCGGAGGCCACCTGAAAAGGTCCCTGCACCACTACCCCGCCGTCAGGACCGGACCGGCTTCCGCGTCTTCACGGGTGTCCCCGCTGATCGTCTACGCGCGAATCCAGGAGAAGGGCGGGACGATCGTCCCCCACGGCCACCCGTTCCTTAGGTGGAAGGGCCTTGGCGGCAAGGGGTTCGTCTACGCCAGGTCGGTTACGTTGCCAGAGCGTCCGTACATGCGACCGGCCCACCATAGGCTGATTGCTGATGGCAGGCTCCGCCAGGCAGCAATCAAGGCGATCCGGGGGCTGTTCGGTGGCTGACGAGCTGGACCCGATTGTTCAAAAGTTCGACGCGGAGATGCAGCCGTACGTCGATGAGATGAAGCGCGGCGAGGACGAGGCCCGGCAGTTCGCCCGGGACAACGACCTGTCGGACGCGGCGGTCCGCGAGCTGATCGCCGCCGTTCGCGAAAACACCGAGGCAATGCGCGGTCTGCGCGACGGGTCGGCCGAGGCCGGTCACGAGCTGGGCGTCCTGCGTGACCACGCGGAAGAGGCGGGCACTGCCCTCGGCCACGTCCGGGACGAGTCGCTGGAGGCGTCGGAGGCCGAAAAGAAGCTGCGCGACTCGTCGGCCGAGACAGCGGCCTCGCTCGACCTTATGCAGCTTTCCGGGGCCTCCTCGTTCACCTCGCTTGCCCCGATGGTCGGCCTCATCGGCGGCCTGGTAGTGGCAATCGCAGGAGTGGCCCCGGCCGTGGCCTCGATGGGCCTGGGGTTCGGTGCCTTCGGCGCGTTCGCTATCCCGACCCTGATGCAGGTCGCCCAGGGCATGCAGGGGGTCAGCGCCCAGCAGGCGATCCTGAACAGCGCCACGGCCACCGGAGCGCAAAAAGCCAAGGCACTGGCGAACGAACAGAAGATCTGGGCGTCGATGCCCGCCCCGATTGCGGACGTGGTTAGGCAGGTCTACGCCCTGGAGGCGAGCTGGAAGCAGCTAAGCGCTGCCTTCGAGCCTCAGGTCCTGCATGCCGTG